ACCCCCTAAATAGAAAAGAAGGGATAGCTAGAACATACTATCCTTGCGGTCATCATATAAACTTCCCCTCCGCAGAGTGTCATAAAGAAGGACGAGAGGAACTTATAAAACAAGGGTTAATCTAATGGGAAGGACAACAAGTTAGACCACACTATTGATACAGTAATTACACCTCTGTGCTGATTGACGAGCTAAACTCTGTTGTCCTCCTAGAAAGGAAAAGATGAAGCAACCAAAACAACTGGAACAGTTAAGTAATACAGAACTTCAAAAGCAATTTATAAAAGATAAAGCACGAGGCAAGGAACAGGTCTGGCAGAAACGGTCTCATAAAATTCACCTTGAGAACCTGCGTAACTTACATAAACATTCAAAATGAAATTAATATATAAGCCTGAAAAAATAGTTGACGGACAAGGATTTTATAAATGTATAATCTGTAAAAGTATTAAAAGTGAATCAGAATACCACTATAGGACTAGGGTATATGTAGAAACAGGCCTACCTATTAGAGAAACACATTGTAAATTATGTTCCAAAAAAAAGTCTAAGGATAGAAGAAATTCAAGAAAACTACGAGAAATGGATAAAAATACTTGGCGAATACATAAGTATGGAATAGATACAGAAGAATACAACAAGATGTATATTAAACAGAAGAAGGTATGCAAGATGTGCAAGAAGAATAGACCACAAATAATGAAGAATGGAGACATACGTTCCCTTCACATCGACCACAACCACGACACAGGTAGGATTCGTGGATTACTTTGCACTTACTGCAATACTTCGCTCGGCCTGCTAGAGGAGAGTACAACAAGATTCTTTCGTGGAATTATTTACATACTCATAGACAGATTTATTAACTTAATAGAAAGAAAGAGATAAAATGTATAAACCCCTACCAAAGTCAGTAAAAATAAAAGATTCTGCAATACATGGGCAAGGACTATTTGCAGTAGAAGATATTCCATTCGGTATAGAGTTAGGAATCTCCCACATATTTGCAGTAGGATTCCAGAATAATTATATACGTACACCACTAGGAGGTTTTATTAATCATAGTGATAGTCCTAACTGTGGCAAGACAAGGAGCCATAGTGACTCAACCCTTACATACTATATTCTACATACCATAAAGAACATAGAGGAAGGCGAAGAGCTAACACTTAATTATACAATGTATATTATATGACACATAAGTACACCCTAGAAACTATATTCCATTTCAGTTGTAGCGAGTGTAAAAACTGGTGGTCTGTAGCCTTGGTACACATTTCTGGTATGAGCTACTATCCAGAAGGTAAATCTTACTGCCCACATTGTGGAAAGGAATCTATAACAGAAAAAATAAACATGAAATAAGTAGTTGCGATAAACGTGCTACTATGAGATAATCTAATCTATAATTTTGGAGATAATTATGAGAATACGAGTATACCCCACGAATAAGTACGACTTGGAGACGGTCGCAGAACTCCTCTACAACGCAGACGCACAAACAAATTTTCATGATGATGCACGTTGGATACTGTCCTCCGGCTATGGTGATGAAAGTACAGGAAGTGAGTTAAAAATAACGTACAGGGAGTTCTTTGTTAAATGGATAGGACGTGAGGCTGTTGTTATGTGGCTAGTATCTAACCAAATCTTATTCAAGGTCACCAGCTACAAATTACTAGCTGAAGAAGAGGAAGCACTTGAGGCTTCTCGTGATATGGATTTTCCTAACCCTAATGAGATGAATTAATGATACATCCAGACATTAGACTTAGTCATTCCAGCGCAAACAACTTCTGTGCGAAGCAACTATGGTACAAGAAACTAGGCGGAGCAAAGTTCCGCTACAATTTCTACTCTGGAGCAGGCACACTTGTTGATGCAGGCTATGAGGCAGGTCTTAAGAATATCATGACAGGTATATCCGCTTGTAACATACGTAAGTCTATGGAGGAAAAGTTAAAGTCTATGGAGGGATCATTAGAATATCCTGACTACCTCAAACTTTTAGAGTCTATGGATGACCATGTCAATGCAGTCGAGGAGTACATGGGCTGGATAAACTACAAGCCATTAGAGACTCAATACTTCTTCAACATAATATTTGATGGACACACCAGATGTACTACAGGCTACATGGACATTGTCGCAGAGAGGCAGGACTTACCACTCATCATAGACATAAAGCGACAGTCCAAACCTGCTAAGAAGGCCAAACGTGAATGGATCATGCAAGGCGCACTTTATGCATTAGTAATCATGAAGCAAAGAAATCTTACAGAGATACCTAGCTTTGAGAATCATTTAATAATACCAAATCATCCACCAGTATTCTTACGTACAGAGATAACAGCAGAGCATCTATACATGGCATATAAGTTACTGACTGAGCTTAATGAACGTGTAGATAAAGACTACTGGCCTCTTAACCGTAGCCATTCTCTATGTTCTGGTATGTGGTGTGATGTATACGATAGGTGTCACTATGAAAATTTCATTGGAGTTGATGACCTTATTGGTAAGATTTTATGAACTATAACAAACTGAAGAGGCTGTACATTACAGAGCAACACTTAACGCTTGCATTAAAAACATTAAAGGAAGAGAGCTATGACGAAACCAGACGCATCATCTATACAGCCTTATCATCAGTCGGTCAACTACAAGAAATCCTTGAACAAGAAGCCCTCGATGACTTTGAGGAGTAAGGGCAGGACTGAATTTCTTAGAAGAAACAAACAGATTATGGCAAGGTTCGATGAACTAGGCTATAAAAAGGGGGAGAACGGTAACCTTCCTTGTTTTTGTGGCAAACTGGACGAAGACACCGCATGGTGGATGTCCAACTGCAAGAGCAGAAGTAATCATCTCTTCTGCCCAAGATGTACGGAGCGAGTATTTGAACCAGAGATTAAAGAGACCCTAGATAAGTTACTAGGTCTCTGGAAAGAATATAAGTGGCGTATGTGGAAGGCAGGAGAGGTTTCAATCAATAATCTATTAAGCAAGGATAAAAATGCTTGAAAAATATAAAAGGAAGGTCATGAGGAAGCCTGAGAAGCTCGTTATAGAGGGTGAAACTGGTGCAGGGAAGACTACCTTTGCATGTTCTTCACATACAGAGAAAGAACCTGTATTCGTTATCAATTCAGATGATGGCGGTGAGAATGTGTTTCACAAGACAGGGATCAATCTGATCCATGACTGCATTCCTACAGGTGATGTGAAGGAGAACGCTGAGAAGTGGGACTCCGTCATGGGAGCCTTGCGTGAACTTGCAACTGATAAAACTGGCGTAAAACGTGTCATCATAGATTCCGTTGACAAGTTGGAACTATTAGCACAAGGAAAAGTCTGTCAGGAGCACAAGTGTTCCACTATTGAAGACCCCGGTTATGGTAAGGGATACCTTTATGCTTCTGGACATGTCCAAAAGCTATTGAGTGGCCTTAACTATTTAAGGGACTCTCAAAGTATCCAGCCAATCCTTGTCTGTCATACTCAGATACGGACAATTAACAAGCCTACAATGGAGCCATATGACTCATTTATTTTAAAGCTCCATAAATCAAATTCTGCTAATATAACTGAATGGGCAGACGTTATTTTATTTGTGGCGTTTGAAACCATAATTAAGAAAATTGATGCAGGATTTAACAGGAAAGATAACCGTGCAATGCAGTCCGGTAATAGGTTCCTGTACACAAGTGGTTCTATGGGCGTTGATGCCAAGAATCGGTTCGATTTACCGCCGGAAATTCCAGCAGACTGGAATGAGTACCGCAAGCTGATTGACGGCTTTTGGGATGGCAATAAAGATAACTCAGTAACTCCGAAAAAAGGATAAATATGTTTGATAACACAGTAAACACAGAATTCTCAATTGAAGATGTACAAGCAACTCTGGAAGCAGAGAACACTCGTGAGCGAGTAGAGGTTACTCCCGGTGAGTATGTTTGTGAAATCAAAGCCCCACTTCCAGATGTAAGGCAGGATGCCAAGGGGCATAACAAGATTCTAATGCCCATTGAAATATCTGGTAACGCTCAGTTTGATGGACAATGGATATTTGAGGCCATCTACATGAACAACCAGCACGATGAGGCAGGTAAGGTTAAGGACGGTATTGGCAAGCGCAAGGTTGCAAAGTATGCACATGCACTTGGCATGAAGAGTCTGTCCAACCTAAGTGAGTTGGAGGGTAAGTTTGTTAAGGTTTCTTATGGGCCTAACAAGCGTGGCTACAATGAGGTGAGCGACATTTCACCCTTTGGAGGCCAAGGCGATGACGGACTATCGGGGACTGGGGTCAATAATATTCTCCCCGAAGAAGGAGCAGACAAGTTCAACGCAATGGGAGCAGAGGCTGTAGCTAGTCTTCTTGCACCTCCAGCTAAGGAAGAGTCTAAAGCTCTTCCCTTTTAATTGTGTTTGAGGTCAACCGTTGAAAAGATACGCTCTGTCCTCAACTCAAGGCGGTCAGGTTTCTTTCCTGTTGCCTGACCGTCATTACCAATTAGAGACACTCCTAGAATACAAGACTAGAGACAAGTATAAGGGGTGGATAGTACGAATACGTAACCTAAGAAACAAAGGTATATGATTAGCATAGAGTTAGCATACTACGATGCAATCCTACCGTGGCCTGTATCAGTTAATTCATTATACAAGGTTAAGGGAAAAGGATTATATGTCTCTGCTAAAGGTAAGGCATTCAAGAGTGCCTGTGGTATTATCTTTGCAGGTACTAAGATGGTATATGAAACAGAAAGAGTCTGGCTGGATATTGAGGTATATCCACCAGATAATCGGAGACGAGACATCTCCAACTTAATTAAGATAATAGAAGATGCTCTACCTTGGTTCAGAGATGACTCACAGGTAGATAAGATTAAAATAATCAGATGCGAGAAAGACTCTCGTAAAAAGGGGTACATCAAAGTTAAATGTGGGGCACTAAATGGAACAGATAAAACATGAATATAAAGATGGAAACGGAAGGCTACTATATACAGTAGTAAAATTTCCTAACAAGGAATTTCGGAGACTTAGGATAGATGCAACAGGCAAGGAGGTATGGAATTGGGACGGCATTAAGCAAGTCCCTTACCGCTGGCCTGACATAAAAGACCACAAGGCCATCATCTTTGTAGAAGGTGAAAAGGATGTGGACAAGTTACACGACATAGACCTACTAGCCACTACTATAGCAGGTGGTAGCAACGCATGGTCTCCACTTCTAAAGAAGCAATCAAACTTTCCAGAGAAATACTTCAGCGGATTTGAGCAGGTCTTTATCATTCCAGACAATGATGAGGCAGGACAAAAATTTGCCCAAGAGACAGGTGAACACATCCGTGACTTTGTATCCAAGGTATGGATAATAAACCTACCCAACCTAGAAAAGGGGGGTGACGTATCTGACTACCTAGATAACATTCCACATGACAACCAGAAGCAATCCCTAGTCAAGTTAATTGAAGATAATAAGGTTCCTTTTGAAATTCAGACATCTCAGCTAGAGATGAATAAGGCATGGGACTTTGATAACCTTACTGTAGATGAACACCTGACCGAGTCAGAGCGTTCACAGACAGTTAATGATATTAAGGTAACACACGATAGAATCATCTCACAACTCAAGGGGGTTTCATGGTCTGGCACTACAGCCAATGCGGTATGCCCTTCG